GATACATTACAGACATAAAAGAATTATTGACCCATGCTTTCGTACTCAATTCACGAATCGCTTTATGACCTTTCGCATCAAGAGCAATTAGAATAAAATGAGGATAAAAATTATTCCCCTTATTATCTGCGGTCACAGATTCAGGACACAAGTAAATCTCATTACCAAGTCCAAGTTTAAATCCTTCATACTCAGGTTTATCTTTAACTGAATCAAAATACTTCAATGCTTCAAGATGGCTACCTATTGTCTCGTGTTCGGTGACTACACAGCCTGACCAGCCACATTGTCTATGATATTCAATAAAATCGGGCACTTTAATGATTGCGTCCCTAAGACGATAATTCGAATGTTCCGTATGTCCGTGGCATGAAAACATATATCCACCCCTTAAAAAATCAATTTCCGCTTATCATTTAATTTTGTTTTGTTACCTGCGTCTATTGTACTCTTCTTGCTCGTATTGTCAAGAGCGTTGTATCGCTTATTTACAGCGAATGTTTTCTCATCTGGTTTCCATAAACTATAATATTCACAGTCATTTTGATATTCATGCGCTTTGGGGTTATTACGGCAATAAGAACAAAAATAACACAATGGGCTAGGTTTCGGCAACCAAATACCACTCTTCTTATTCTTGTCCATCTTATCAAGCGTATTATCAAGCGTTTTTTCTAATCGCTTTTCCCAACCGCTGGTCATAGCTTTCTGATCTTCATCAATTAGAATAAAACGATATAAGAAACTTATAGGAATCTGACCAAACTCCTGATAAATTGCCATTGCATAAATACCGAACTGAAGAGAAGTTACAATTTTTGCCGATTCGAACTGTTTCTTACTAGTCTTGTAATCACACACTCTAAAACTCCCATATACATTAATATCTACTCTATCAATAAACCCATTAAAAATAACTCTGTCTTTATATACAAACTCAAACGGCAATTCTGCATATATAGGATGCCAGATTGAAGTATCACTCATCTCTTCATCAATAACCTTTTCAAAAACTTCCATTTTTTCTGCGTATGTCATACCAGAAGCATTATCAGGCTCAAACCATTCCTCAAAATATTTCCGCTTTAGTTCATCCACCCCAAGAATATGCTCTTTCGTTTTCTCATTTGTATCAATAGAACCATATTTTAAAATAAAATGAAGATAATCATAATCTACAGGTTTGCCCTCTTTAATATAATTACATTTAAGTTCCAGAATCAAGTGACACAGACTTCCTAATTCCAAAGCCAGTGTGGTTTCTTTTGTGTATTTCTTCTCGCCATATTTAAGATTATATTGATATGGACAATTTTTAAATACTTCAAGACCACTATAACTCATACGTGGCAACATTTTCCGATCTGTTTCAGTGACGCCCCTCACTTTCCCCTTAAAAAATTCATCCATTGATTTATAATAATCTTCCACTAAATCATTACTCATATTCACTCTTCCTTTCTATGCTAAAATAAGTGGGGTTTTCGATGTTATTTTTATCTTATCTACTTACCCCACCATACCCTTATGAAAGTATCCTTATAAAAAAATTAATGCGTTTTTCCACTAAATTTTTGGAAATATGGGCGACTATGATTGCTCATCTCTGATAATCTACCCACCCATATGGAATAAATTGCATACCTTCTATAGTGCGCCATTTTCCAAATGTGGTTTCTTCTTGCATACGTAATTCTTTGGTGCTATATCGCATATAACTGGTAGACGTTACACAATAAACATATTTTACTGTATGATCCTTCCGAATTTTTAAATCAGGACGTATCTTAAAACGTCCCCATCTAATATAATGGTCTTTTTCGTAGCGAGTACCACGCACACTATAAGCGTACCATTTATTGTCTGAACGAATTCTAAACTGCCCTGTTGTGACTGAACCCCTAGGATATTTTTTACTATTAGTTTTATGCCCATAGTAATGCTTGCCATGATATGTAAAATATCCCGTTCTGGGTTTACCGTGTTTCATAATATATATGTGTCCTTGAGAATCCATATATCGACCATTTCTTGGAATGCCAGATTTCGCATTGGCAGTTATGGACAAACTTGCTGTCATCATAATCATACATAATGCAACAATAATAATTCTTTTATAATTCCTTTTCATTCATCTTCTCCTTTAATTATTACTTTACAGCCAAACTTTTCTTCAATCTCTTTTTGTGTCACAATCCGAACCTGTTCCAAAGCTTCAAGATTAATAAGAAACACCTGATCAAGCTTATTATAATCTGCAAATTTAACACAATCTACAAAATTGATTACCAATGCAATTAAAGCTTTATTTTCAGCACGATCAATATATAATATCTCAAAAATTCTTTCATCTGAATCACTTGTACCATATTTTTCATAGTTAGAATTATCTCCATATGCATAATGAATTGCATATTTTATATCAACTTTTCCATTATTGACACGTTCTAAAAACCAATCATAACAAGTAGAATACATACTTCCCCAATTTTTCACATGAACACAATCTCCTATTTTCATAATTTTCCCCTTTGCATTAAATAAATAGCGCACAAGTTGATACGACCATAAGCATTGGAGCCACAAAAGCGACAATAACATCCTTAAACGTGATAGTCTTTTTATCTTTTACATTGAGCCAAACATTCAATCCACCCGACAAAGCAGCACACCCACTTGCAATAATAACTTTAACAAATCCATTCATAATACTTAATCCTTTCTTTTAATCACTTCGTTTACATCTTCCATAGTTACCAATATTTTTTCTTTCATCAGTTGCAATAAGATATCTTTACCCCTATCAGTGGGAGAATCTTTATAATCAAGTCTATGTTGTTTATCAAGCACTAAATACACACGTACATAAGGAACAAGCGGAGCAACTTTTTTAATTAATTTCTGATAATAAGCTGTTGCTTCAAAAGTATCTGAATCACCATATTCCCTATCCATTCCAACTATCACTTCTTCGACTTTTAATTGTTCCAATATAATTTTAATTTGTGTTTTTGAAATGTTTGATCCGCATAATCCAACAACAAAGCTGTCTTCACCAAAATACGAATATGCTTGTAACACTGATTTTTCAGCTTCAACCAACATTACTTTCTTACATTGCCGTATTTTATCTTTTGCAACGTGTATTCCATATAAATTACTTCCAAGTTGATGACTCAAAAATCGTCCACTGATTTGTAATGGAACATATTTACCAAACCGTTCTGCGTCTTCGTCATTTAAAAAACGCCCTCTGATGCCAATTAATCGCTCATTGATGTCTCTATGTGGAATGGTGATCTGATTAGTTAATCCGTAATACCCTATTTCAAATCGTGACATAGCTTCACGAGTAATATGTTCATCAAGCCAGCCCTGATAAGGCGCATACCAGAATATATCAAGAATATTCTCATTGATTTCTGATAAATTAGGCACAGCTTTTGAATTCTTCTTTACAGATTTTAAACGATTGATCCATTCAAAATCTGTAATAGTTTTTTCTGGGGCAATCTGTTCAGGGCCTTTTTCATAAAGACGTCCTGTCATAGAAGCTAAAAAATAAAGCGCCTTATAATAAGTAAGTGTTTTTCCCTGTAATCTATGAGCACGAATAATAAGTTCAATAATCCCATATGAATCACCACACGTCCAACATTTAAAGCGATGAGAATCATTATAATATGTTAGTTTATAGGGACTGTCTCCCCCGTGACATAGACATGTACTAAAGCAAAGATTCCCCTGATTGTCTCGTTTATATTCTGGCGAACCCAATTCTGCACAAATTTTGATTATATCTTCATTTGTTAATGAATTTAATATTTTTTTCTGATCTAAATACATATTCTTACCGTTATACCCAGTTATACCCAAAAGGGAATCACCAATCAAAATCTCTTTTTATTACTTGTTCTTCTTCTACTGTCTCAGATTTAATTTCGACAGCTGTGGTATCAATAATTTCAGGCTCTTCATCATGCACTTGCGATTCCAATACTGAATGTTCTTGAATCTTAGCTTCAACCTGTTCAATCTGAGTGAAATCTATATCAATAAGATTAAAATCAAAATCTGTTACAAATAGTGCTTTTTCATCCATTGTACCCAGATCAATCTGACTCCAAATAATAATATGAGTGAGTCTTCCTCTACGAACTTTATATACCCAGTGACCCATATCAGGCATTCGCAAACCAAAATGATTTTGAATAATGGCATCAAGCTTATCCTGCTCTCGTTGTGTGGGACGCATTGAAATAATACCCACGTCAAGCTTGTTAGCCAATGCTTTTGCACCAGACAAAAGATTTTGGTCTTTAATTGTAGCATTTTGCGCTTCACCATTAAGCTGAGATGCTGTAAAAATAAATACCCCAAGCTGTTGTGCTATAGTTTTTAGTTCTGTCGAAAAAACCAACAGAAGTTGATGCTCTTTCAAACCCATGCGAGATTTGCCATTAACTTCTGACATAAGTCTGAGCGAGGTACTAATATAATCAAAAAAGAAATATTCCACTTTAAATTCCCGATTATACTTTTTAATTATATTTTTTATATCTTCAATTGAAAAATCTGGGATATGAACGATATATA